ATCATTGACGTGGAACTTGTTGACCGTCTGGAAGACAAGATGAAACTCATTGAACTTGCTGTTACAATGGCACTCGACGCAAAGGTAAACTTTGTAGATGTGTTCTATCAAGTTCGTATGTGGGATACTATCATTTACAATTATCTAAAACAAAGAAGAATTGTAATCCCACCAAAAGAAAGATCTGATAAAGATGCAAAATATGCAGGTGCTTATGTAAAAGAACCAATACCTGGTAAGTATGATTGGGTAGTATCATTTGACTTGAATAGTCTATACCCGCATTTGATTATGCAATATAATATTTCGCCAGAGACCCTTCTTGAACAAAGACATCCAACAGTTACAGTTGATAAGATACTTGATGAAGATATAAACTTTGAACTATACAAAGATAGTGCTGTTTGTGCAAATGGTGCGATGTATAGAAAAGATGTTCGTGGATTCTTACCAGAGATTATGGAAAAGATATACAAAGATCGAACAGTATATAAAAAGAAAATGCTTGCAGCAAAGCAAGCATACGAAAAGAATCCATCTAATGCTCTTACTAAGGAGATTGCTAGATGTAATAATATCCAGATGGCAAGAAAGATACAACTTAACTCTGCCTATGGTGCGATTGGTAATCAATACTTTCGTTATTACAAACTTGCAAATGCGGAAGCAATTACTTTATCAGGACAAGTTTCTATTCGTTGGATAGAAAATCGTATGAACACATACTTAAACAAAATATTAAAAACGGAGAACGAAGATTATGTTATTGCTTCAGATACTGATTCTATCTATCTTAACCTTGGTCCTTTGGTGGAACGTGTATACGAGGGCAGAGAGAAAACTACTGAGGGCATTGTTTCGTTCCTTAATAAGATCTGTGAGGTGGAACTTGAAAAGTATATTGAAAGTTCTTATGAAACGTTGGCCAACTACGTAAACGCATATGATCAAAAGATGTTCATGAAGAGAGAGAACATTGCAGAACGTGGAATATGGACAGCAAAGAAAAGATACATTTTAAATGTATGGGATAGCGAAGGTGTTCGTTATGATGAACCTAAACTAAAGATGATGGGCATTGAAGCAGTTAAATCTTCTACTCCTGCACCTTGCCGAAAAATGATTAAAGATGCTCTCAAATTAATGATGAGAGGAACTGAAGATGATGTTATTAACTTCATTGAAAATGCTAGAAAAGAATTCAAGTCTCTTCCTCCAGAAGAGATTGCATTTCCTCGGACTGCATCTAACGTTCAGAAGTACAAATCATCATCTGACATCTATGTAAAAGGAACTCCTATACATATACGTGGTGCATTATTGTTTAACTATTATCTCAGGAAGAAAAAGTTAACTAATAAATATTCTGCCATTGAAAATGGGGAGAAGATTAAATTTCTCTATTTAAAGAAACCAAACACTATACAAGAGAATGTGCTATCATTCATTCAAGACTTTCCTACAGAGTTTGGTTTATCGCAATACATTGATTATGAATTGCAATTTGAAAAAAGTTTTGTATATCCTCTAAAAGCAATTTTAGATTCGATTGGATGGGAAGTCGAAAAAAAAGTTACCTTAGAATCATTTTTTTCCTAATGGATTTACCTATAAACGATAAAGAACTCGCTACTATTGTTAATGCATTAACTCTAGGTGGAGACACTGCCTTATATCAGAAACTTAAAATAGTTAAAGATGTTAGAGATGCAAATCCTGGTGGTCCTTATAAAAAAATAATACGAGATACTTATGGGATGGTAATCTGATGTTTTTTGATAAAGTGAGTTTGGTTACTGGTGGATTTGATCCTATCCACAGTGGACATATAGCATATTTTAAGAGAGCTAAAGATCTTTCTAATTATTTGGTTGTTGGTATTAACAGCAATGAATGGTTAACCAGAAAGAAAAGTCAATATTTTCAGTCGTGGGCAGAAAGAGCAGATATTATCAGACATCTTGATATGGTGGATGCTGTTATCTCTTGGGATGATAGCGATGAATCTGCCTGTGGTGCTATTGCTAAGTGTTTAGATATTTCTAGCACAGTTGTTTTTTGCAATGGTGGAGATAGAAAGAAAGGAAACACACCTGAGATAGATGGTTATGGTAAAGATCCCAGAGTTCAATTTGAATTTGGTATAGGTGGAGAAGATAAATTGAACAGTAGTTCATGGATACTTCATGGTTATTTTGAAAGACAACGTAAATTATTAGGAATATGAAACAAGAACTTCTAAATTTAATTAAAGAAAAAGGTTATCGCAAAGGTGAGTTTACTCTTTCCTCTGGTAAAAAATCCGAACACTATGTAAATTGTAAACCAATAATTTTAAGTGCTCGTGGATTAACTCTTGCATCTATAATGTTATTAGAGTTAGTAGAAACTCCTGTAGTAGCAGGACTTACTCTTGGAGCAGATCCTTTAGTATCTGGTGTAGCAGTAGTATCTGGTTTAGATAATAGAATCGTTGATGCTCTTATAGTTCGTAAAGAATCAAAAGGACATGGAACTGATGAATATATTGAAGGTCCTACATTCCCAGAGGGAACTGAAGTAACTGTTCTTGAGGATGTAGTAACTACAGGAGGATCATCAATCAAAGCAGTAAAACGTTTAAGAGATGCAGGATATGTTGTTAAACGTGTGGTTTCTATTGTAGATAGACAAGAAAATGCTGAAGCAACAATGGCATTTAAACTAGCAGGTCTTGAATACTACAGTATATTTTTACTTGAGGAGATTGCAAAATGAATTGTTGGCATTGTAATACAGAATTAATTTGGGGTGGAGATCATGACCTTGACGATTATGAAGAATCCGAGTATGATATAGTTACAAACTTAACATGCCCAACTTGTGAGTCTTATGTTGAAGTTTATCATAAGATAGAAAAATAAATTATGTCAACTCATTATGGAGTAGATCTGAAAGAACCACTATTAACTCAAGTTGATGTGGTTGATGATTTCTTACCTCCAGAAGTATTTTTTCAAGTACATAAATGGTTTACTCATGAATGTTATTGGTTTTATAATCCTTATGTAAATAAGGAAGGAGATCATCCTGATGATTTTCAATTTCAGCATGTGTTTTTACTACCAGATCGTGGAGTAGTGACAGATTGTATGTTTGCTTTACAACCGTTCTTTGAGAGAATACCTGCTTCTGAATGGATCAGGGTTAAAGCAAACCTAAGAACAAAAACTGATAAAGTGAGAGTAGGAGGATTTCATATAGATTATGAAGATTGTACTACTTCTATATTTTATTTTAATGATAATGACGGACAGACAAGTTTTGAATCTGGTGGATATGTGAAAAGTGTTTCAAATCGTTTGATTACCTTTCCCTCAAATATTCGTCATTCTGGTTCAACATGTACTAACACAAAAGCACGTTTTGTGCTAAACTTAAATTACATACCTGCAAATTAACTATGCAATTTTTAACTTTGATTAGACATGGAACATATTCTGGTTTACCTCCAACAGGAGTATTCATATTCTGGATTGTTGCTTCTTTATTAGTATTAGTTGGATATGGGATATATCTTACTTTTGGAGAAGGTGGTAAAGATCTTAAAGATGAAATTAAAGAACACGCTAGAATGCACGAACTTGGTATTGCTCATGGACATGAGGGTGGTGGTGCTAGACCAATTATGACACAAAAAGCACAAGAGCAAGACTACCCACAACATCATCACGATAATTAATTATGGATTTTTTAAAAGAGATAGTAAAAGAAATAGGGGATGAATATACACAAATTGCTTCAGAGATTGAAGAAACTGAAAGATTCATTGACACAGGATCCTACGTTTTTAATGGACTCATTAGTGGGTCTATTTTTGGCGGTGTTAGCAGTAATCGCATTACTGCTATTGCAGGGGAGTCGTCTACTGGTAAAACTTATTTCTCTCTTGCTGTTGTCAAGAACTTTTTGGATACTCACCCTGATGGGTATTGCCTCTATTTTGATACTGAAGCAGCAGTCAATAAAGGATTA